GTATTGAATGTTCAGTAGCATAAAGCAATGGCAATGCTTCTAATTTTGCCCCATCACCGTGTGTAGTGCCTATGAAGTTATCATAGTACTGGAATGCTTTACGATGTTTCAAGTCCACGTTAAAGGCTATGTTTGCAGCCTTATTAAAATGTGCTTCAATAAGTTGTAGCAAAAAGAAACCGTGTGTGTAATCGTGATTCGATGGATTATACACAACCTCAACATCTGCAATGTGTACAAGCATCTCTAATAACTCTATGTATAGTTGTTTTGCCGTTAGAAAATTATCATACCACATTCCATCTGTGTCTTGTGGTGTTCCTGCAGTTGTAGAACTCTTTGTATTGTCTGTGTGAAGAATATCGTTTCCTGCGACAAATAGTATTTTATCTATTGAATAGCCTTTGCTCTTTTGAATGATTCCTATTAAACCTTCCTTTGCTCTTTGTACTGCGATCTGACAATTGTAAGTTTCTCCAGTTTCAAATGCACTAGATAATTTACCGATATGCAAATCAGCAATATCAATTACTAATAAGTTAGCTTCTTTATCTTCAACACGTTCTATCTGCTTATACTTTGGTGAATGTTTCTTTGTTGCTTGTATTGTTTCTTCTTTGATTATAGCAAATCCTTGTTCTGTTTCTGTTTTAAAGTTTGGATTCTTAAAGAATAAACTAGCCTTGTCAGTCTTTAACCATCCGTGTTTAACATCTTCGTCATTTACATCTGCTGAATCTGTTGCATTTTTTATTCCTCTATATTGTTTAATTATTTCTAGTTCATCTGGCTTCAATCTTATTCTATTATTCGACATTTTTTTATGTTTTAGGTAAATAATGCTAAAACCTTCGTTATGAAGGCTTTAGCATTATTTAATATTATTGATTTCTTGCAAGGTGCTTTTTGAATCTAGTTCAATACCGTGATTTTTAAAGAATGAAATTATCTCACTTAAATAACTGTTTCCTGCTCTTGCTCCAGTCGAATAGATTTTTATAAATTGGTCTAATTGCCCTGTAAAGATGAAACGATAACCTGGTACATATGGCGACATCTGATAAGTTTTAATATTCTTTGCTATCTCACTTGAATAATAAGGCTTGATGTTCACTTGTTTATTCATTGGATATGTTTTCGATTTACCTTCAATAATTTTAGTAAAGTAATCTATTTGTCTACCTATTCCAATTGCTAAACTAGCAAGTTGAACATTTGCACCTGAATCAGTATTACCAATATTACCAGGATTGTTTGTTCTATAACTTCTAGTACCAACTTTAAATCCTTCGTGGTCAGTCATTACTATTAATAATAACTTCAATCCTTTAGATACATTCATCTTCTCAATAGCAGGAATGTACTCTTTAAGTATCTCATCGTTAAATGAAATCTTAGCATTATTCGTAATTGGCTTGTCAGGAAAATGTGAGCCGTTGATGGTCACTCCTTTGTACTTTTCAATATCCATACGTTCTATTTAAATTTAAACAAAAGTACAATTAATAATATAAGAAATGCGATTATACCTAGAAATCTAAAGTTATATGCAAAACCTTTTCTTTTATCGTTTTTAATCGTTTTAATATCTTCTTTATACTTGTACTTTGTATTGTACTTAATTAGCTTTAAAGTATCTCTAATCGTTTTATATTGGTATCTTATCTCATATCGTGTTAACGGTGCTTCAAGTTCAGGACATTTAACAGAAACTTCACGGTATATAATTGAATCTTTGCCATCCTTACCTTTGATAGTTGTGGTTACAGTAACCACCGTAGTGTCGCATATAATCTTACCACCTTTCTCAATGAATTTTCTTTGATGAAATTTCGCTGAACAAGAAATAAGAAAGAATAAATAGATTGATAGCAAAAACATAAATGCTAATGTAGCTAAATGTGTATAGTTTATTCTCATAATGTATAGATAATTTGTTTGTTTATACTTGATAACGTATAATTAAGCAATCAAATATGTGTAATATTGTATAATATAATAGCTAAAACGTACATAATTTGTGACAAAAGTATAATATATTAGCTATGTATCTTCTTGCTAAATGCATCCGAAATCTTACTACCTACTGCAACAGATAAGAAGCCGAAGAATACTTCACTATTATAACCACGCATACAAAAGTCGATTAAGCCAACAAGCACACATATAGCAAAAGAAGTAAACATTGTTAAAGAAGTTCTTGACCATTTACCGTCTTTCTTTAGTGTGTCACGAAATAACTCTTTTAATATTCTTTTTACGTTGTTCATTCGGAAGCATTGCAATTAGTTTATTCTTTATAAATATCTCACTATGTGTAGATGCTTGTTTAACTTCTTGCCTATCATTTAAGCACTGGAATAGTCTTTCTTCTACAGATGACAAACGTGCATTCATCCAAATTAAAGCAATTACGGTCATTCCTAAAGCTCCGTGTTTTTTGATAGTTTCTAAAATTTCAAGCATTGTGGGTTATTTATAAAAAAAGTATTGAATCGTTAAATCCTTGTGTTTGTTGTACTGCAGGTCGAATGTCTGAATCACGATTTAACTGTGAAATAAAGTTCGGAAACAAATCTCTATTCGTATCTAGGTACTTCCATAATCTTGTTTCGTAGAAACTAGCTTTTTGCGCGTAATGGTCTTGAACAAAGTTAACTTCACTTTGATTCACGTTATTTGAATAGTCACCGTTCTGCGTTTGAATACCTTTATTCTTTAACTGGTAAGATAAACCGAAAGCAGCATCTTCTGCACTTCTCCAAGCTATCGCAGGTTGAATATAAGTAACTAGTTCTTCTTCGTCAACTGTTAACGTTTGAGAATTGTATGCAGTCAAAATGTAAGTATAGAAATAAGTACCTAGAATCGGCATTATTCTCATATCACTTTGCGTTTTAATAAAGGGCACAATATTGTTTACGTCAATATTCGCAGTTATTGGTGTTTGCGTTTTTAAATAGTTTTCTGTTACAAAGTAAATCATGGTGCAGGAGTTGAAGTAGTTGAATCTTTAGCTACGTCACCACCTTCTACTGGAGGCAAACTAGCTAACTTACGAATTTCGTTTTGTGTCATTGAATCAAGTACCTTGTTAGCTACTAAAGGAGACATCGCATTCAATGCATCTGAAGTAGCCGAAGAACTTACGTCTAGTTCTACAATCGTTTCATTAACAATCTGAAAGTTATTGATAACTAATTTTGCATTAATCGTACAGATATCTAAAATCTCGTTAAAGATTTCTTCTACTGAATTACGCAATGGAATAATACTATTTTTTTCAAATATTACATACGATTGTTTGATGTCGCTACCACTTCCTAGTTTACCACTTACACGAATGCCCATTAGTATAGGGTCTATTATATGTGCCTGACAAATCTTAGAATCTATGCTTTCTGTTGTTACTTGAAACAAGCCATCGTTTGAATTAGTAGGTATTGCTTCAATCGTCGGTAAAGATTCCTTGTTATTAGCGAAGAATGCAATAGCTTTTCCCGCGTTTGTAGCACCTTTTGCTCTATCAATAGTAGTTTTTATGTTCTGCTTTTCTTCTTCGTTCTGTGGCTTCTTCGGAAACATCATAGCAAACGATGGAAAAATAGAATTTTGTATATTAGACTTTTGAAGATATGACATCTCGCCGTCTAAAAAAGCCCAATTTATACAAGAAGAATACTGTGGAAGTGTGTAAACGTCTTGACCTACTGAATAGTCTTCATAACAGTATAGGAATTCACGTTGTTTGGTGTTGAATTTATAAGGACAAATGGTCTGAATATTTATCTGTGTACTCCAATCATCACAAATGTAGTATAAATCGTTTGTTGCGTTCTTCCTTACTTTATCTGCAGCTATATGCTTACAAAATATAAGTGTTCCAGTTTGATTAAATCGCAAATGAAAGTATACTCTACCGTGAATGATTTTTTCTTTAGTAACTGCAGGAAGTACCTTCTTTAGATTCATTCGCTTTTCAAAAGCATAGATATCCACTTTCTCCATTGCTGAACAAGTAGAAGGATAATTTAATTCATAACCACCACCTACTGCAGCATTCGTTTTAAAGTCCACCACCGCTCCGTGCAAAGGCGATGTATAGTACATCTGATTAAGTAGTTGTGGATATAAGTTATCGTTTCCAAATCGAACGAAATTACCAACGTTTAAACGAGCATTAACATAAGGTAGAGATAAATCTCCTTTACCTACTTTCAAGAATGGTGTAGAGAATGCTTGATATCCTCCTAATTCTTGTACTTCTACGGATTTATTTGCTCCGAATTCAAAACCTAAAATCTTCATTAATCGTATATTGTATTTGTTACTACTCCTGCAACTACCATTCTGCCTTCTTCTACTACATTTAAACCAGTATAGTAATCTATAGCTTGGTCTACAATAACAATAGGATTTGCAGATTCGTAAACAGTATATGTATATTGACCAATTACAAAAGTGGCATCTACACCTTCTTCTAATTGGAATAAATTGTATCTTTCAATATAAGCTGATGTATCTGTACCTACCCATTGAAAGCCTTGTGAATCTTTGTTGAATTCATTTTGGAACAAAAAAAGATAGTAAGGATTTGTAATAGTAGAAGTCTCAGTCAAAGTAAGAACAAAAGTATTTACAGAATCTTTCTCTAAGTATATCATATATTATAATGGTTATTAATTACCGTTTGTTATAAAACAAAAAACCCCCACTAATATAGTGAGGGTAGGGATAGCAAAGTTTACTATTAAACTAGTAAACCTGCAATTATAGTAGGGTCAACTTCGTATGCTAAAGTTTCGTTCTCAGCAACCATAGTGATAGAATATTTACTTCCATCAGCTTTCGCTGTTCCTGAGCCTTCCGCAACGGCAGTTACTTGTGCAGTTGGGAAATACCAGTACTTACCGTTAGCATCTAAAACGATTACTGCTAGGTCTCTTTGTCCTTCTCCTAAGATTTTAATAGAACGAGATTTTGCAGCTTCACGTCTGTGAAACATTAGAGTAATTGTAGCCGTTACAAAAGATGAGCCATTGATTAAATCATTCGCTTGGTCTTCTGTGTACATTCCTGTGTTTCTCTTGAACTCAAAAGGCACGAATGGTGCAGATGCAGTTATTGCAGTTACTTCCCAAGTAGCATCGTCTACAGTTACTGCAGTTACTTCTGCTTGGTCGTTTATGAATACTGTTTGAATGCCACCAATATTATTGTCGCATCCTTTAGTTATTGTCGTTATTGTATTACAACTTGCCATTTTTTTTTATGTATTAAAAAAGGGTAGGCGAATTCACCCACCCTTCTTAGTTAATTAATAAAACTAGTTATTAAGAATAAAGAACGATTTCTGTTGGGTTAGTATACCAGAATCCAACTTTCAAGTTAGCACGAGTTCTCAAATATGGCTCAGCAACTGTATCATTCAAGTTTACTGCTCTTAATGCTTTAGCATCAGATTCAGAATCGAAAGCATAAATCAAGTTATTCTTCAAAGTAA